TCAGCCTGGTAGGCAGCTGGATTAGACCACGTCGGGATAGCAGCTTGCAAGGCTTCACGTTCGCGCTCAATATGGCGCGCCTGTAGCTCGCCCATTTGCTGGGCCACGTGAGGAGGCACCTGGCCACCCAGCGCATCCAGTATTTGCGTTACCTGGTGGCGCCTGGTCAGTATGTCGGCTTCGCGGTCGTCCAGGTTCTGCTGCAGATCGCGCAGCTGTTGCCCGTCTGTCTGCGCCTGGCGCGCAAGGTCTTTCAGCTCGCCCAGCGACATGGACTTGCCCTCGCCCATCGGAATGTCGAGCGCATACAGTGCTTTCAAAGGCACGTCCAGCTTGTCGGCCAGCTCCTTCAACGTATACGGCGGATCCTCGGCATCGGCGCCGGCGTCCTGCTCGCCCTGCGCGCCGGCGTCATCATCCAGATCCTCGGTCAGCCCTTGCGCTTCGGACCCCGCGCCATCTTCGCCGGCTTCGCGGGTTGACTGTCGATCATCGCCGCCTGCGCCCCGGCCTGGCGCGCCAGATACGCTATCGTCGCCACTTCCTCCGCGCCGATCGGCGCCGGCTCGCCCCCTGGCATCGGTTCCACTGTCGTCAAAGTTTGCAGGCCCAGCCGCGCCGCCGCCTCTATTTCCGGGGCGACTGGCAGTCGATGCAGCCGATTCAGCAGGTTTTGTTTTCCCATTCAGACCCCTTCCGGTCAGTAGAGCGGAGATCTCCGCAACTTGTTCTGAGCTCATGCTTCGCCCCTGGTAACATCCCCGCCCAGCGCCGTATTGATCGCCTGGCGCACCAGCCCAATCGCTCGCAGCTCGATGCGCAGATTCTCAGCGGTCGCCGGGTTTTCAGTGTGCGCCAGCCATGCGCCGCAGTACCAGCCCTCGATGGTGCGCCACACCAGCTCCCACTGCGCCGGCGTCAGTGCCGGCGCCAGTAGCCCAGCTGCTATGTCAATTGGCGCGACTGGCGCCGTGGGATCAATTAATTCTGGCATCGCTCACCCCGGCATCCTGTTCGGCGAGCTCTATGGCTGCCTCGTTCTGCACCACACCGGACTGCGCGTCCAGTATGTCGCTGAAATACTGTTGCTGGACAGTCATGCGCTGGCTTGCCAGCTTGGTCGCATCGGATAGGCGCTGCTTGAGGATCTCTGTTTCACTCTTGAGTGTTTCAACCTCTTTTGTCGCATCGATGATCTGCTGCTGTTGCGCCGCCTGTTGCGCCGCCTGTTGCTGCGCTGCCTGTTGCTGGGCTTGCGCCTGCTGCTGGGCAGCCGGGCTCTCAGGGTCGGTCCAATACCGCTCGGCATCCTTGAGCCCGGCCATTTTTGCCAGCGCCACTTGAGCCCGGTAAATGTCGGCCAAGCTCACCAGCAGCCCGGCCCCGCCTTGCATCAAGGTTTGCGTCTGCATTTGGATGGTTTGCATCAGCGCCCCGATCCGGCGCTGGCGCACGCCGAGCGGCTGCCCGATATCAACCATCACATCCTGGCGCTGTGGCCAGTGCTGCGGGTCGGAATCCTCCATTTCGCGGCCCCGGCGCACTTTCAACGGCTCGCTCATTTCCGCCTTGATCGTCGCGTGCACAAGCAGGTAGAGACTGCGGATAAGCGTCGCGCCGATGGTGCGCAGCATCGCAGTAGTTCCCATCTCTCGAAAACTGTAGTCACGCTCGGCAGCATGGGCGCTTTGGCCGGCGATCTGCAGCTGCGGACTGGTCATATCGATGCTGGCGCCACCGGACTCGCGGCGCAGCCCGTCAATCCACTGCAGGGTAGCCAAAATCTGCGAGCTCACGTCCAGGACCGGCAACGGCATCACTACCTCGCCCGGTGCGCCATTCACGCGGATTACGGGATTCAGCGCATCGCTGACCACATCATCAGGATTTACACCACGGTCGCGCACAACCAGCCGCACCTGGTTCGCCAGCCTGGCTTGTGTGGCGAGCTGGCGCAGAAGATAGGTCTTTGCTTTTTGGATTGGTGCGATGCGGTCGAAGATCGACACACCATCGAACCGATGCGGCCTCAAGGTCGTGACACCACTGGCGTACGGGTGAAACGGCACCCATTCGCTAAGCATCACACTGCTGGGGCTCACGAAAAGGTGCGACTCATACCCGCCCCTCGCGTTGTCGCGCATGTAACACCACCAGCATTCGATGGATTCATCAGTCTCCCGAGCTGCTGTGTCGTTCCCCACATCATCCGGGTATCGTGCGGCTTGCACCTGGTCGCTCGATTGATCTTGCGGCACCGTAGCCGCGCCCTTCGCGCCCATGTCGGCCAGCTGCGCCCTGGTGTACCAGCAACGCTCGGCGAAAAACCGCGCATCGGACAAAAACGGGCTTTTCAGGTCGGCAGACCACCGGAAATTCTCCGGGGCAACATTGGTGAGCTCCAGTCGCCGCACCCGGTCAGTGATGGTCACTGTCGCGTCAACCGTTCCATCAGCGTTTTGCTGCATGGTGTCGATGCTGGTCTGGTGCGCTTCGCTGTCGTTCATCATCAGCGCGGCGAGCGCGACGGGCTCAAGACTCAGAAACTCGCGGGTTTCCTCGCTTTCCTCCTCCCGCACATACACCTTGATGATCCCATACCGCTGCAGCCCAGCATCCCGGATAGCCTGCTCGATCAGCACCGCGCCCCTGTTAGAGCCGAAAATGGCCTGGTGTACAGCCCACGTCTCCATCTCGGCCCGCTGCATGTCCTCGCCACTGGACGCCCCGAAGTACGCTAGCGGCTCGTCGAAGGCGATGCTGGCCATCAGCTCAGAGACCGTACTTTCAACCGCGTCGCGAACATCTGTACTCACCAGATCGGACCATCCCACGGGAACAGCGCCGACAACTCCATCGTAGTATTCCAGCGCCAACGCCTGGTTGCTGTCCAGCTCCGTGCGCTGGGCCTGGTTAAGCTCCTCGGCGAGCATTCCCGCTAGATCTTGCATTTCCATCTGTGAAAGTCCGCAGTTTCTTGTCCAGTACTGTACTCCAGCCGCCGCCCATCACCCTAATATCCTCGCCGGCGCCGAGCATAGCGTATTCCAGCGCATCGCAAATGTGCGAGCTGGCCGACTTCACTGGGATCTGCGAGTACCTGGCAGTCCCGGACACCTGGATGCGCTGGTAGCGGTAGTCTCCGGCCATGCCACGCATCAGCACCTTGCAGGTGGGGCTCACGATCAATGCCGGCCCGCCATCCATGCAGTTACCAGTAAGCAGACTGGCCACGGCTTCACGGCGGATTGTCCAGTCGTTGGTGTGTGTCGGCGCCGCATCGATGCCTGCTGCTGCCAGCATTTGGTATGGGGTAGACTCGTCAGACTGCGCCCGCCCGGTGCCAGCCGGGTCGCCCCATATCTCGGATTCGCAGCCCCGATACCTGGTATTCAGCAAATGGCGCGCCTCATCGCCGAAACGCCTCGCGCCCATGTTGTCGGTGCAGAGCTCATCGATAACCCGATATTGCCCGCTCGGGGCCCGCTGGACGAACGCGGCAGCCGGCGTCAGCCCAAAGTCCATGCCGACAATGACCCGCTGGCCCGGGATTGGCAAGATCGGCGCCGGGGCAACATGCCGGCTCTGGATCCACTCCGGGAATACAGCTAGATCAGAGCTGTAGAAAACCCACTTCCCATGCACGAAGCAATCAACCCACATTGGCGGGCGCCCGGCCACCAAGTTGCGGTAGTAGTTTGGTGGCAAATTGGCAAGGTTCTCCGCAGCCGGGTCGAGCCCGGACGGCTGCGCGAAGCAATCCCACCCCTCGCCACGTTCCTCTGCCGTCATCTTGTACAGCCAATGACTCAAATCGCTCGGATTGGACTCGATCAGGATCGATCCCCGAAAGCCGGGGCAATCGCGCTGGGTCGGGTAGCGCAGCCGCGCCGGCAGCATGTGGATAAGCTCCTCTGGCAGCTCTCGCGCCTCACTGAGCCATGCGTAGCTGTACTCTGTGGATAACAGCTTGCCAACGTCGCCCGCCGAGTCGAAGGCTCGGAACATAAAATCATGGGAATGGCGCCCCGGGATGTGGATCGAAAAACGCATGTCGCTGGGATGCCAGTGGCCGAGCTCCCGCGGCACCCAGCGAAACCACGTTTTGAGGCAACTATCCTCAAGCTCCCTGTACGTGTTTCGGATGATGATCGACCGGCTGCGCCGCACACCATCCCGGCCCGGCCTGGTTGCAATTGCCAGCTGCGCAAGGGCGAACGCCGCCGCACTGCTTTTGCCACTGCCAACCGGCCCAGTCAGCACCCGAACCGGCGCTGTAGAGCGGATAAAAGAGCTCGCCACAGCGCCAAACTCCGGCGACGACACCATGCCACGAAACGGGTTGTTCTGCTCCGCCTGCTGGCGCTGGCGCTCCTGCTCCTGGGCTTCCTGCTCGGCGAACAGCCCCGGGCTTGGATGCGGCGCCGGCACCGGGCGCTGAAACCGTTTCCACCGTTTCATACAGCAGTCTACCGCCCATAAACAGCCTCAAGCAGCTGAACCATTTTTTCCATGCCGGTCACATCGATCTCCGCCGCGATCGGCAGCCGCTTGTGCAGGTACGGCAACAGCGCCCGGGCAGCATGAACGCGGATCTCCTCCTTTGTCTCCGGCGAGCGCATCAACTCGATCAGGTACTCCAGCGGCAGCTGCGCACCCGGCTGCGCCTGAATCATGGCAGCCGCCGCCAGCGCCACGGTCGCCGCATTCGGAGTGCCTTTGGTTCGCCCGCCAGTCTTTTTCTGCCCCTTCGGGCGCCCCGGCCCGCCGCGTATTGCCATTGTTTGCCCTTGAAACGTATTAAATATCAAACTAGAAACCCGATTATGCACTGCCGTCCGGCAGTCTCAAAGCAGCCCGAAAGCACCTTATCTGCGCCCAGTTTAGAGCCTCGCCACGGTCAAATCGATGCTTCAGGGTATATGCCCATTCGGTGTCTTTCGTGCGCCTCACCACGGGTTCTCCAGCTACGTTCCCGGCCCCTTCATTCCTGATAGGCGGCTGTTCGTTGCCTTCGAGTGTGGCAGCTGCAGCAGGCATTTCTACCCCAAGATTCCCCGGCGCACGCATTTCCTGAGGCATCGGTTTTGTTGCGTTTTGCACGAATTGATATTCGCTCGGAGACTGCACTCGCCTGACGTATTCCCCGAATGGGATCTGCATATCCCACACTCCTACACCGGCATCGAGCCCACGGCGCTCCCACCATGCCCGGCTTCCTTCGATGCTGGAGGGATTCAGGATCACCGGATCAGCATCAATCTGCGCCGGTTTTGTCGATTTTCTTGGCATTGCTTTGTCCCTGAAGGGTAATTAATCCCGCTCACCGAGCGAATCGAAACCCCCTATGGCCGAAGGCCGGGGTTGCGATGCGCTCTGCGCGTGAAATCTGCCTCTGCCTCTGCCTCTGCATGGGCTTATTCGGGCTTACGCGGCTGATTCATGCTTACGCTGCTTACGCATCATTCCGTGCGCTTACGGTCGCGCCACCTGGCGGCAGCTGCCCGGTTCTGCTCGCGCCTGGTGTCGGCATCCCTGATCTGCCTGTAGTGAACGTAGTTCGTTATCTGCCAGCCCCAGTCTCGATGGTCATCAAGCCGAGTAATCCGGCGCCCCTCAGAATCCGGCGTGCGGCTCATCTCGTCGGGCGCTTCCAGAATGGCTAGCGCCTGGCAAACCAACCCCATGTCGAGCCCGGTTTCCTGGGCTATCACAAGCTGGTGAATGTCCACCACGCCTTCCCGGTCGGCGTGCGCCAGCAGATTGATGAACACCAGCAGCTCATAGGGGCGCCCGCGCAAGGTGCCCGAATAGATCGACTCGAAAAGTTTCACGTACATTCAAACCTCCAAAAAAAAAACGCGGTAGACTTGAGGCGCTCGCACAGGGCGCGCTCGGTTTTCGTTTCGACGATGCCGGGCGCTTTTTTTTTGGGTAGCCCGGGCTCCCGTCGATAAGCATCAATGCTTACTCTGGATTCTACTATGCTATAATCTACTTTGCGCAATACCGCGCAGATAGATATTACTGGGCCTCAAACCCCGGCTTATCACCAACCGAAAGGGTTTTCTAATGGCATACTTTCTAGGCCAAGTCGGCGCGCTCGCGCTGATGATCGGCATCCCGGCCCTGGTCATTTACCTGGTGCGCAGACATAGGGGCGCCAAATGAGCTTTGTCAAATCCTTGATCGGCACAACGGTACTGATACGTGGCCGAAACAGCGGCGTTCATTGCGGAACGCTGGTCGAATGCGATGGTACCGTCGTCGCACTGCAGGCGAGCCGGCGACTGTGGAAATGGCAAGCACTTCAAGGGATTGCCCTCAGCGGCGTGGCGGCGCATGGACTCAATCGCAAGGGCTCAAAGCTCGATGCCATTACAAATATCGTGCTGACAGATGCAATCGAAATTATTCCAATGACGGACGCCGCTGCGCGAACGCTCTATGAGTAATTACGGGTCATGGTCCGGGGACGGGTCCGGGTACGGGTACGGGTTCGGGGACGGGTCCGGGTACGGTGCCGGGTCCGCGTCCGGGGAAGGGTCCGGGGACGGGTACGGGTACGGGTACGCGTCCGGGGACGGGGACGGGTCCGGGGTCGGGTACGGTGCCGGGTCCGGGTCCGGGGTCGGGAACGGAACCGGGGACGGGGACGGAACCGGGTACGGGGCACACAGATGAAAACCCTAAAACCACACCCATCTGAGCATCAGATTCAGGCAGCCATATTTGACTGGTCTGCGGCTGAGATCAATCATTATCCCGAGCTAAAAATGATGTTCGCCATCCCAAACGGTGGAGCTCGGCATCTACTCACGGGCGCCCGGCTGAAACGCGAAGGAGTAAAGCCTGGCGTACCGGACATATTTCTAGCAGTCCCGCGCCGCCAATGTCATGGCCTGTTCATCGAGCTCAAGTCGTTTACCGGGCAGCTGTCAGAAGATCAGGGCGAATGGATCGGGAGGCTATCAGCTCAGGGATACCGAACGGCCATCATCCGGTCAATCGATGACGCAATCAAGCTCATAACTGAGTACCTTGAAATGCCGATGGACGGCCAACCGACATTGAAACCCTGGTGGATGGACCGGCGCCACCCTGATAGCGAAACCATAGCAACCGCATAA